GGCCCGAGAGCTGGGACTGGAACAGTTGCGTGCTTTATAAACGCGCCGCCACGTTTGAGGCGCGCCGGCGCTGGGTCGAGAAATTCACACAACAGAAAGCGGCCACGCCGCAGGAAGAGGGAAATGGGACCGACGAAAAAATTTGACGCCAAGCCGGGCGAGACCTGGCGCACGGCGATGGGGCACCGGGTCAAGATCATCCCCGGCGCGCGCGCCGACATCATCGAGACGGCCTATGTGGACGGCCGCGTCGACGGCTACCTCGGCATCAATTTCGACGCTGCCAGCGGCACCTCGGCTGGCGGCGATGCACTGGTGGAGCGTGAAGCGTGAGCAGCAAGATCACCCTCGAACTGCTGCGCAAGATCACCGCCGACCTGAAGCGCAATATGCAGCGCCCGCCGCTCGACATCATCACGGGCGACATACTGCCCCCATGGCCAGGCCGCACGGCGGTCATCCATGAATACGCGCGCACCTACGGCATCGGAGAAAGCGCGGTCGACCTCATCTCCGAAGAGGTGCGCCGGCCGGTTTCGTTCTTCGTGCCGCAATATTTTGGGCCGCTCTCGCCGGGCAGCACGAAGCTGGGCGTATGGATGGTGCGCCAGGCGCTGGCTGAAATCAAATAGGGGCGGCGCTCCATTTAAACAATAAGGGGAAAGACAATGAAAACGAGCGAACTGACCGGCGAGTTGCTGAACTACTGGGTGGCGCGGGCTGAAGGGTTGCCCGCACCGGAATTATACGACGCTGGATACGGCGAGGCCCCGCAGTGCTATTACGATACCGAGCGATGGGCGCGTTACGAGCCAACGCAGGATTGGGCCGAAGGCGGGCCGATCATCGAACGCATGATGCTGGATGGCTGGGGCATCTGGCGATATTCAGATCATGACGAATTCACATGCTCCAATACCGATACGGAAGCACTCCCATTTAAACCTAACAATTACGACGGCGAATGGATCTCAATGGAAGGCCCGACGATTCTGATCGCCGCCTTGCGCGCCTACGTGGCCAGCAAGTTCGGCGACGAAGTGCCTGACGAGATCGGCGGTGCAGCATGAGCCGCCGCTACGGGCGCAACCAGCGCCGCCGCTTGACCGGGTGCTTGCCATGAGCGCGCCGCGCGTCGAGGCGTGCATTCAGGAGGTCATGCGCGAACATCCTGGCGAAACGCCGGCCGCACTGGCGCGGTATTTTGAGGCCGTACACCAAGAGCTGGCGCCGCTTGCGCGCGAACTGGAATCGCAGCTGGCCGCGCAGCGCGCATTCGCCAAGGCCGAAATCGACAGCCTGCGCGACCAGCTGCGAGAGCAACGTCGCCGCGCCGTCGCCGCCGACCGCCGCGCAACATGGGTACTGGAAAACAGCGGCAGGTTGGTCGAGATCGTGCGCCGCTGGGATCCGGCGCAGGGAACGCTCATCGCCTACTTGGAGCACTGCATTCGTCGTGAGCTCGGCGAGGTCAAGGGATGAAGCGCGGCGGCCCGCTCAAGCCCGGCAAAGGTTTCGCGCCTCGATCAACGCCCATGGCGCGCGGCACCGCCACGCTGGCCCGATCGCCGATGAAGCGCGCGGCCAAGCCGAAAGCTGAACCTGCGGCCGCGGTCGAAAAGCGTGTGCCGGCCAAGCGCGGCCGCGGATTGAAAGGCCGACCGCCGACCGCCGCCGAACGCGCCTTCATGGACCAGGCCGGGAAAGTGCCGTGCCTGGCGTGCACGAAGGACGGCCGCGAGAACCGGCATGTGTCGCTGCACCACGTCGACGGGCGCACCAAGCCGGGCGCGCACTTCCTGGTGCTGCCCCTGTGCGCGCCGCACCACCAGCCCGACGACACCGACCCGCTCGAGCGCGTTGCACTGCATGGATCGAAGAAGGTGTTCGGGCAAATGTATGGCACCGAGCGCGAACTGCTGGCCGAGCTTTACCGCATGCTCAACTTCACCCCACCAGGAGCTGCACCATGCCCATGAGCGGAGTCTACAACCTGCTGGAAAAATCGCCCGAGATCCTGAAAGCCGAGGAAGCGGGCCGCAACGCGCTGATCCGGTACTGTGGACAGCGCGGCGCGCACACGCGCTTGTGCGAGCAGACCGGCATCGACAAGGGCGCCATCACCCGCATGAAAACCGGGGGGCAAGGCATCAGCCTGGAGCTGGCCATCATCCTCGAAGTCGCCACCGCTGGCGCTCTGACCATCGAAATCCTGTGCCCGTCACGCGCGCATCTGCTCGAGGCGCTGTTGCGCGCGCGGATCGACTAAAAATAAATCTGTCTCAAAACCACATTATTTGCAGGCTGGCTATTGCATTCTTATTTGAACCAAGTCAAACTTGTTCCGTAATTTGACGAATTTCAATAAAGGAGATAAATTGCATGAAGCCACCTTATACCCCGCCCGCCCATTTTGTCGCCTGGCTCGATGAAGCCCTCGGCCGCAGCGCCTATTTCGGGAAAATCGACCCGGGCCTGTTCCCTCCGATCATCACCAAGATGAAGCGCGGCTTGATCCCGATTACGCTGGAGTACGCGCTTCGCCTGGAACGCGCGCAGATGCCGAGCGATAAACCGCTCAAGGCCTACGACCTGATGACCTTTCAGGAACACCGCGACCTCTACCTGTACGTGACGGGCCAGCAGCCCGCGCCGGCGCCGATCCCGCGCCCGCCACGCAAGACACAGGAGCGCCGCCCGCCGAAGCCGCGCCCTGTTATTGCCCCTGGCTCGATGACCCAGCCGCGCACGCCTGTCGCTGGTTGACGGGGAGGCATCATGGCAGGTGACTGGATCAAGATGCGACTTAGTCTGCAAACGCATCCGAAAATTGTCCGCATTTTGTCCGCAACAAAGTCGGACAAATTTCGCGCGATCGGCGGACTGCATGCGGTCTGGTCCGTGTTCGACACGCATTCAGTCGATGGCAAGCTGTATGGCTACACACCAGAAGCGCTGGACCACATCATCGGTTGGCCAGGGTTTTCAGGAGCAATGATTGAGGCCGAATGGCTGCTGTTCGATGGGGCTGAAACCCTCATGCTGCCTGACTTTGACGAGCATAACGGGGCATCAGGAAAGCGGCGTGCGGAAGACCAAAAGCGCAAGCGGGACAGCCGAAAAAGTCCGAAAGATGTCACGGATAATTGCGGACAAAATGCGGACAAAATGCGGACTAGAGAAGAGAAGAGAAGAGAAGATAGTAAACCCATTAAAACCTCGTCCGAGCATAGCCCGGACGGCGAAGAGGATGGGCAAGACGATGATCGTCGTGGTGAAGACCGCCGTTCGGACAGTCGCAAGAAAGGCGATCCGAAGGACTACGAGGCGGCGCGGGTGATGTTCGACATGGTGCTGGGCGTGAATGCAACGGCCAAGACGCCGAACTGGGATGCCTGGGCCAACGACATCCGCAAGATGCGCGAGATCGACAAGCGCAAGCGTAGCGAGATCTGCGAGCTGTTCCAGTGGGCCAAGCTCGATCACTTCTGGGCGTCGAACATCCAGTCGCCTGCAACCCTGCGTAAGCAGTGGGATCGGCTGGTCGAGCGCCGCGCAGCACCAGCTCCGGTGGCGAAGACCGGGCCGCAGGGAACGAAATGGAACCTGACCGGCATCGATCACACCAGCAGCCGCGAGGCGATGGAAGAGGGGATGCGCAAGGCCGGGACCGTCGTGCCGGATCTGGACGTGGACATTAAATTCTAGGGGGCGATGAAATGGAAAACTTGGGCGATATGCTCGCCGGCCAGTTCGGCAAGCTGGAGGTCCACGAAGGCGAGTGCCCGGTGCACGGCAAGCGCCCGCTGTACCTGCCGCGTGGCGTGGCCTTCACGATCTGGCATTGCAGCGAGTGCGCCATGGTCGAGCACAAGGCCGCCGACGACCTGCGCTACCGCGAGGGCCGCATCGACTGGCTGCTGCAGGTGTCGCAGGTGCCGACCAAGTATCGCGGCCAGCGCTTCATGGCGCACACGAAGGACCAGCAAGCCGTGCGCATCCGGGTCAAGGAATTTCGCGACGAGATCACCAGCGCCAAGCGGTGGGCGGGCCTGGTGCTGACCGGCGAGGCCGGGACCGGCAAGACCTTGCTGGCGTCGGAGCTGGCCGAAGCACTGATCCGCAACTTCGGCATGACGGTGCGCTACTGCACGGTCAAGCAGATGATCGCCGAGATCCAGGCGTCTTACCACACCGAGGGCAAGACGGAGGAAGGCGAGATACTGAAATTCATTCAGTTCGACCTGCTGATGCTCGACGAAGTGGACATCAAGCGCGACACCGACGCATCGAACTTGCTGCTGACCGAAGTGATCAACCGGCGCTACAACGAGGGAAAACCGGTCGTCGTTATCACGAACCAGTCGATCGACAAGCTGGCCGATTTCGTCGGATCGCGCGTCGACGACCGCCTGCGCGAAAACAGTTTCGTTTGCACGTTTGACTGGCCCAGCTTCCGCGGCCAATAACAGGAGACAGCATGCACACCATCATCGACCAGGCCGCAGACGGCGAGCCAGCAGCGCGGCGCAGTGCTGGATTCGCCAGCGGACAAGAATTTCGCGCGCCTTACCCGTTCTGCCGAACCACATACGATGTACTGCCCGATGACGATGGCGAGCCGGTCGAGCAGCCAACATGGAAGCCGGGCGTCGAGTGGGACACAAACAATTTCGGGGACAGCGAAGCGGGAGCCGATGCCGTGGGCGAAGTCGTGTTCACCGTCATCGCCGTGTTCAAGCCGGGCAGCTACCCGCCGCGCGTGTTCTTCCTGCGCAACTGGATCGACCCTGACGGCCGGCGGTTCGGGCGCAACAACTTGCGAATGACCACGCAGCAGAATTTCCGCAAGCTCATCAAGGGCTACCGCCACGACTACGAAATCTCGGAGACAGCATGAGCGAACACGACATCGACGAGCGCCAGGAGCCGCTCCCCACCCGCCACGAGCAATACATCATCGACGTACGCGCTCATCGCATCGGCAACATCATGGCAGCCATGGGCACCATCGTCGCGCACTCGCTGGCGCTGGAGCAGGACGAACAGTTTCACCCCACCCACCCAAACTAGGAGATCACCACCATGCAACACACCGCCCCCACCCTCGACCAGCAAGCCGCGCAGGATATCCCGCAGGCGCTGCTGGGCCGCATCACCGCCGCCGACGCGCTGCTGCTGATCACGATCACCGACGACGGCAAGATGGAGATCGCCGGCGTGCCGAAACACCCGCCGTTCAATCCGGGGCTGGACGCCTCGCATGCGCTGCTGCAGGTGATCCAGGACGAATACCCGAACCTGGTGGCGAAGGTCGCCGGCGAGATCACCGATGCGGACCGCTACCGGGCCCTGCGCGCCTTCGCCAGCTTGGCGCATACGAACAAGGACCAGTTCGAGCGGGTCAACGCCATGTTCAAGGATTTTGAGGAAACCCTGCCGCCGGACGCCGAGCGCACCAGCGCCGACTTTGACCAGATCGCCAATTTCATGGTGCACGCCCTGGTCGAGACCATGCCGGGCATGACGGCGCCGACGGTGCGGCCCGACGCGCCGCAGATCGTACTGGCGGGGCGCGTATGAAGGCGCCGAGCGTATCGCAATACGTCGTCAACTGCCTGGTTGAAAGCCTTACGTTCGACACTGCCCGCGTTCCCAACACGAGCACTACGGTCGCCACCGCGCGCCTGCCGGGCGGCTTCGTCGTGTGCACTGGCGAGAACCACACACTCAGCCCGGCGACGTTCGAGGTGCAAGAAGGTCGGCGCCGCGCGATCGATGATGCGCACATCAAGGCCCGCGCGAAGCTGATGGAATTCGAGGCCTATGTCGTCGCTCGCGCAGAGATGGCATCGTTATGGAGCCAGGTGCATGCTGATTCGGCCCTGCCGTCGGCGCCGCCGCTTTACGCAGAGACAGAGCACGCCAAGGCGGCTGCCGGACTTGTCGCTGATGGCCGACCGCCGCACCAGGTCCGCGTGTTCGAGGAAAAATGGGCGCTGGACGACAAGATCGAGAAGCTGGCCGCCTTCATCGAAGGCAACGCGGCGTTCCTCACCTTGAGCTCGCGCGACAAGGGCCAACTGTGCCGCCAGATCGAAACCATGCGCCTGTACTCGAGCATCCTGACCGAGCGCATCGCTGATTTCAAATAACCAACCCGGCCCGGTTCGCCGGGCCACTTCGAGAGAGAAAAAGCATGGCTGATGTTCGCATTTTGGCGATCGACCCCGGCACGACTGAATCGGGATGGTGTGTGTACGACGGAACGTGCGTGATCGCGTCGGGCGTCATGCCGAACGATGAGATGCTGGCCTATGTGCAGCGCGATCATTGGAAGATCAACGGCTACCGCCTGTGCATCGAGATGATCGCGAGCTATGGCATGGCGGTCGGTCGCGAGGTGTTCGAAACCTGCGTCTGGATCGGTCGATTCCAGCAGGCGTGGCATGCCCCGTGCGCGGTCGAACTGGTATACCGCAAGGACGTCAAGCTGCACCTGTGCGGCACCCCGCGCGCGAAAGACCCGAACGTGCGCCAGGCGCTGCTCGACCTGTTCGCGCGCACCGGCGGAGGCAAGACACCGCAGATCGGCACCAAGGCGCAACCGGGCCCGCTGTTCGGCGTATCCAGTCACGCATGGCCAGCACTCGGCGTGGCCATCACCGCCGCCGCGCGCGGCCCACAGGAGAAGGCAGCATGAAACCCGCATTCAACCCGCAAACCCGGCCGCTGCCGGTGTCCTCGATCGAGTTGGCCGAAGTCGCGCGCTGGCAGATGGAAAAAAACAAGGCCTTGCCGATGATCGACCGCGACAAGCACAAGCTGATGGTCGACAACTGGGCGTCGCTGGACCTGATCGCGCGCGGCGCCGGCCTGGCCGACCACATGGCGATCGTGATCACGGCGATGAACATGGCGATGGTGCTGACCGAACAGGGGTTCGGCCGCGAGTACCAGGACCAGGTACGGCTGGCGCTTGACGGCTGCTGGCGCGCGAAAAAACGCGGCGACGCCACCGGCCGCTGGGTTTTTGATGGGCCCGCGCTGGTCGCTGTCCGTGAAGCGATGCAGGTGTTGGAGGCGCAGATAGACCACGCCAGTCGGTATGAGCTGATCGACGTCATCCACACGATTCATGCGCGCCACAAAACGGGAAATGTGTACTGCGAAGCCGCATAAAGTTAGTGCGAACCAGCAACTTTGGCGGTATGCTTTCGGTGCTCGGCAGCAGACCGAAACCCTGAATAAAAACGACAACGAGAGAGGCCAATTTGGCACTGTTTGATAACCAGGACGACGCATTAACGTTTGCCCTCCGTTTTTCAAGCCAGCAGTACGCCCAGTCGGCGCTGGCCAAGCTGCAAAAGCAGACCGGGCGCAGTAGCGACAAGGGGCTGGTGGCGCTGGATGGGTCGGCCATGGCCGGCTTCATCAAGGCCAAGGTCGAGCGCCTGTCCGACATCGAGCGGGCCTGCATCGTGGCCCGCTATTCGGCGCGCATCGAGCTGTGCCCGTGCTGTGGCAACGACAAGACCCTCGACGAATACCGCGGCGCGATCCTGACGCTTGTGCCGTGGGCGCGCCAGTTCGTTTCCGGCGACAACACGGTCCAGCGCATGCTGTACGCCGTGATCGAAGAATTCTTTGTCCGCCGGCGAACACTGGGCAAGGAAGCGGAAAAGCTGGGCGTGCCGAAGCGCACCGCCTACGGCCAGAAGGAGAAGATCTGGCCGCACCTCTCCGACCTCGACAAGCGCGCGCGCACCATCATTGGCGACATGCTGGGCGACCTGTGCGGAGAAGATGCATGAACTGGCTCGCGCGCCTGGTCGACTGGGCCAACGGCCCGAGCCTGGACCAACAGCTTGAGGCCGAATGCAAGCGCCTGCAGTTGAACCTCGAAACGGCCGACGCGCACCTCATCAACCTGCGCGCCAAGAACGAGCAGCTGCGCGAGATCCTGCGCGGCCCGGCGCCAGGCACCGTCGAACTGACGATCCGCGCCTTCAACGAGGCCGGCGAACCGATCTCCACCCGCTACCAGATGCACACCCGGCACATCGTCGCCGACCGCGACGAAATCGCCGCCTTCCTTGCCAATCGCTGCCGCCACCTGTACCTGTCGCTTGTGGCTAATAGCGAATAAAGATTGCGCGAGCTGATCTTCTCTGCCGTGCGAAGCTCACAAAAATAGGCAAGTAATTGCACATTTTTGTATAAAAGTACTTGCGCAAGCAACCTGCGTGATATACGATGAATTCATTGAGATTCGTCACATCACACAAGGGAGGCTGGCATGTATCACATTCGCTGCGACGAGGGCACCTGGACATTTGCATTCACCCGGCGCGGTGCGCTGGGAGTGCTGTCCACGGCCGGCCCGAACGCTTCTGTCTGGACCATCTTCGGCCGCTACGTTACCGGCCGCCGCAACGATACCGCTGGCACGCCGGGCCCGACGCGCGAAGCCCTGCTGCGCGAGCAGGCGGCCATCAAGGCGCAGCGCCAGGAATTGACCTGCCGCGAGATCGAGATCATGCGGGAGTTGCAGCGCATGGGCCACGCGCCAGCTGTAGTGGAGCCGTGCCATGCGATCGAGGCGCAGCGCACGTTCAGCGCGCGCCACCCAGAACTGGCCGCGGAACTGCGCCGGCCTGAATTTTCCGCCGCAGCGGCATCAATGCCCCGCGTTCGCCACGCTGGCCTCGCTGCACTGGCGCTGGATCGTCAATAACCGACGCTGCGCACAGGGCGCGGCAAAAATGAAAGGTCAGGATCATGGAACGCATCGGCTTTTGTCTGCACTACGGCTACATCTACAAGCAGCAGAACGAAAAGAACACCCTCGTTTATGTTGCTGGCGTCGGCTTTGTGCATCCTCGCGCCGCCTAAACACCAACCCGCGCCCGCTACGGCGGGCGCCAACCCGGAGAACACCATGATGACGTTGCTGATCCTCGCCGCGGCCCTTCTGGCAATGCTTGGCCTGGCTTTGATGACGGGCCGCGCGCTGGCCGCGCACGTGTACGAAATGACTAACGATGAGCTGATCGAAAACAGCCTGATCGCGGAGCAAGACGGCGACACCGACAACATGTACCTGCGTGAACTGCAGCGCCGCCAAGCCCAATAAGCAAAGATCCGCTCCATCCGTGGGGCATCACAAGGAGACGAAAATGCAATCGCTGATCGTACTACTCGGTTTTGTCGTAATCGTGGTTATGACCGTCAAGGTGGCGGTCATCGCCGTTCAACTCGATGCGGCCCTGAGCGAAATGTCGGACGAAGAACTGGCCGATGAGTGCTGGAAGGAACAGCAGGACGGGCATTACCCAAACCCTTTCAGCGTCGAGATGGACCGGCGCGAGCAGGAGCGGCACGCCGCGTTGGTGGAGGGAGGAGCGTGATGTTCCTGCTGTCGGCGATCATCTTGATCGGCATCGCCATGGCTGTGTTGGCGGCGGTGCTGGACACGAGAGAGCAGCGCCGGATCGAGCAAAGCATCGGCCGCGCGTTGTGCGAAGTAGAAGATTCCGCAAATGAACTGCAGCGCGCGATCAACCGTCAAGCGCACCTGTCCGAATAACCTATACCTTAGAGAAAAACATGAATAAGCCCGAGACGACAAGCTTCTGCCTCAAGGACATTTCGATCAATGCCATCGCCGGCGCGCAGCTGCGCGGGGCCCTGGCGCTGGAAGGCCTGCCCCAGCGGCGCAAGCTCGACCATCAGGATACGAAGCACAGCGACTTGCCGCCGCGCGAGGTACTGAAATTCGAACGCATTCGCGAGCTGGTCGCCGGCCTGGATGCCGGTCCGGACATGGCTCTGCGCGTGGCCCGCGTGGTCGAGGGCGAAGTCCTGAAAACGATCAACGATCAGACGATCGAACTGTTCGAAGTGGTGCGGACGGTGGCGATGGTGGCGCACGAGCTGAATTTCCGGCCGCGCCCGTCGCAGTCCAACCCCGGCGCCATGCCGATCAACAAACACCATCCGCTCTATCACAGCAGCCCGGTCGTGCAGCAGGCGCGCAAGCTGTGCGAGAGAAACGGCTACGGCGCCGACGGCCAGAAACCGGGCATGCCTATGCCGAACCCCGAGGAACTCCTGCTGGCGCGCGAGCGCGGCGACAAGGACTACCAGGACACCTACCGCTGGCTGCTGGGCGAAGCGCGCCGCGCCGGTTTTAATTCCATCCACGCCGCCATCCTGGCGGCACAACCAGAGAGCTAATAATGGATCACCCTATCGAAGAAGAATTCAAGAGCGCGTTGCTCGGCACGCCGATCGAGGAACCCGGCGTCGTCTACCAGTACCAGGCCCAGCCTGGCGTGCTCTGGGTCGACCTGACGAACCACGAAACGCTCGACGCCCTGCTCGAAGCGAAGCCGGACAGCGTGCGCAAGCTGTACACGTCCGCGCAGGACGAACTGGCGATCGCGCCGCTGGCGACCGTGGCCGCAGCGCGCGCCAAGCTGGACGAGATCAATGCACACCTTGGCCGCGCCCGCACCTTGCCGTCCATCGTCGACGACGTGCGCGGTCTATTCCGTGTCTGCGACTTCGAAGTGCGCGAGAACAGCGGGTTCTGCGAACTGGCAGGCTCGATCGACGCCGGCGGCATCCTGGTCGATGCCGTGCTCGAGCACATCAAGAACCTCGCCGACTGCGCAGCGCTCAGCCGCCCTGCCTCCACCTCGGGCGATGCTCCGACCGACCTGCAACAGCTAAAGACGCTGGCACTGGCGGCCGACCAGGGCGAAGGCCAGCACATTTACACGAACCCGCGCGATTCCAACGGCTGGAAGGCGAACGAAGCATGGCACCGCGCCGCTTCGCCTGCCGTTGTTCTCGACCTGATCGCCCGCATCGATCAGCAGCAGGCGGGCCTTGAACTTGCGAGCGAAACGTTGCGCCAAGCAGTCGAGAATAACGACAAAATACTCAACCGTATCGCTCGCATCGACAACGCACTCGACCTGCTGAGCGAACTTGACCACCCTGCCGCCTCTCCTGCTACCGCATCTGGCGATGAGCGCCCCGATAACCTCGACTACCTGCTTGAATACATTCCAGTCGGCGCCGCGCGCCACGAAGCAAAGCGCAAGATCGAAGAATGGGTCCGCGCCGCAGTATCTGCCGCCACCAAGCCGACCGCAGAAGAGGAAACGCTGAGGCAGGTTTGCGACATGCTTCACATCGGGTTTGCGGCGCGCACGCCGAGCACGATCCTGACGAATGTGGGCAATCTGATTCGTCGCGGCGAATGCCTGAACGCGATTGAGCGCGAGTTTTTCACCGTTGAAACCGACCCGCCAGCAGACGACGAAGAACCGGGCGAGGAATGCTTGCTGAACTGGGGCGCCACGGCGACCGAATACGTCAAGCAGTTCCGCGAAGCCCTTGCCGCCACCAAGCCAGCAGCCGCGCCGGCCGTGCCGGAAGGGTGGGCGCAGTACAAGCGCGAGCTGCTAGGCGCGGCGTTCGATCTGACTTCCAAGTTGACAGCGCTCCATACCGTTATGGGAGAAGGCGCGCACGAACTGATCCGGCGCGAGGACGCGATGGAGTTGGTGACGCAATGGCGCGCTCGCGTTGATGCCGCAAACCGCGCATTCGGCAAGCTCGCCGCCGCCCCTGTCGCACAGGATCAGGCGAAAGCCGAGACGGTCATCCCTGCGCCGAGCCAGATCACAGACGCCGACAGCGCGCGGTCCTATATCGCCGAATGGCACCGCGAGCACTTCCCAACCGACCGCACGTTCACGAACTACATCATGGGGCACAACCGGCATTGCGCGCTGGCTGGCGACTTTGCATGGCAGCTGGCCAAGGCGCTCGAAGCGATGGAGGCCGCGCCGATTGCACGCCAGGCGCAGCCGACCGACCGCGATGCGGTGCTGGAAGAAGCAGCGATGGTTTGCGAAAACGAAGTGCCATGTTCCTGCTGCTTCTCCGAAGATGAAGTTGTACTTGCTGCAAATCTCGCCGCTGCTATCCGCGCCCTCAAGTCGGGTAGCACTCCAGCTGCTGGTGCAGAGGGAGCGGCACATGGCTAAGCGCATCCCGAACCGCCTCAAGTTCTCGTTCGTCAGCAGCGACACGGCGAAGATCGAGGGCACGCTGGGATGTAGCGACGAAGCCTGGAACAAGATCTTCGCCATCCTCATGGACGAAATCGCCGCCCGCAAAGCCGATCGCGATGCCGCCACCCATACCACCGAGGGAGGGAGCAATGGCTGATGCCAAGACTTTCAACGAGCGAGTGAAGTGCCCACAGGGGCACCGCTTCGAGCAGACGCGAAGGCTGACAACGGCGGGCCGCACGGTGCTCACCTACTGCCCGATGTGCCGCAAGGCTTACCAGATCAAAGCCGGCCCGATCCCGGCGAAGAAAGGATGACACCATGAACGACAAAGAAATCAAGGCCGCATACGAGCGTATGGGCCTACTCAAACCAGGCGCCGAGGCAGACAGCCGCGCTACCGCACTCGACCTCGACAAGCTGGAAGCACTGGCGCGCGCAGCAACGCCGGGACCGTGGCGCGCATCGGATGCCTACGCTGACAACGGCGCATTCAGCGGCATTGACATCAACGCCGACGACGGCACCGTGTTGCTGAGCGAGGATTCCGGACCCGGCCAGCGCGACGCGCAGTTCATCGCCGCCGCAAACCCTGCAGCGGTGCTCGACCTGATCGCCCTGGCCCGCCGCGCTACCGCTCCACATGCTGACTACACCGTGGACGATAGCGAATTGGCGCGCAAGATCATGGTATTCCTGGGCCAGCGCACATCGGGCAGCATGGAGCCAGGCGCCGACCCGCTGCGCGACCGCCTCGCTGAACGCATTGCGCTATGGCGCCCTGCCGCCCAGCCTGTCGAGGCTGGCAGCGCAGTGCAAGCAGAGCCGACGCACTTCCGAGGCTGGGGCGGCAAGTGGCAAGAAGTGCGTCCTGGCGACGATGCTGAGACGCTGCGCGCGCAAGGATACGAGCTCGCCACCCATCCCGCCGAGCCTGTGCGTAGCGAGCCGATTATCAAATATGAAAAAACGCCGACCGGGCCCGTTCTTTCGGTCTCGTATGCGGATGACAGAATCCCTGTGGGCGGCGCATGGCACGACGCAATCCTTGCAGAGTGCATGAAGGTCGAGTCCTGCTATCAGGCAGATAATCCAGTCGCAACGATCAAGGCGCTCATCAACTGGCACTATCAGGAAGCAAGTGGCGTCGCCGAGGGCATCAAGCAGATGGCCGACAACTACGTGCAGTTGACCTGCTCAGCACCTGTGGGCGGCGCACTGGTGGCGATGGGCGAGCCGGAAGGCTTCACCGCATGGCTGGCGCGCGAAATGCCAGCCGGGACCGTCATCAACGATCCGGCCTGGTGGGCGCCGCGCATCCTCCGCGCTGTTGCCGCCGAGAGCGCAGCGGCACCGGCTGAGCAGACCCAAGCCGCGCGCGATGTGCTGGCCGAGCGCCGCCGCCAAGTCGAGCAGGAGGGCTGGAAGCCCGAGCATGACGACCAGTACGAAAGGCACGAACTGTCGCTCGCAGCAGGCTGCTACCTACTTGCTGGCGACGGGCCGCACTCAGGAGCGCCGGCAAGCTGGCCATGGGAGCAATTCTGGTGGAAGCCTGCCGATGACCGCCGCAACTTGGTCAAGGCTGCCGCCCTGATTCTGGCCGACATCGAGCGCATCGACCGCCAGCCAGCTACCCAAGCGGAGGGCAACTAACATGCAGTTCCAATACAGCAAAGACGGCGGCATGACGTGGGAATTGTCGAGCCCTGACGGCGTAGTGACTCTGGTTGGCAATGAGAGATCGTTCATTGTGCACGACGTCCCTGCCTCGCAGCAATCCCCGGCGCCCACTCCAAACGTTGATCGTCTGGACCGGATCAGCGAAGAAATAGAGAAGCGCCGACAGCAGCCATCCCCGGCGCGCCTCATCCCCGACGCCGAGTGCGCGCAGGGCAAATGCGCCTGCACCACCAGTGGATGCTGGGGAGTGTGCAGTCTCAAGCGCAACAGTACCGCGTCCGAAACGGTTCTTGTCGTCTCGCAACCATCCACGGTACCCACGTTTGAAATGAGCGCCGATCAAACTCGCGCCGCGCTTCGGGCAATGCCGTTGGTTCAGGGCGAGCAGTCATCCCCTGCCACCGGGCGTATTGAGAAACTGGCGCGCAACGTCGTGGCTACCTACGACGACCCGCACCTGTCGCCAGTGGCCGTCGAGCGCGCAATCGGCATGCTGCGTAAAGAACTGGGAGAGGCTTCCCCGGCGCGTATCGACAAGGAGCGCGATGAGTGCTCTGAATGTGGAGGCTGGTCGAATAAATCCGCCGAGCTGCACAACGCTGGTTGCAGTAAGACGGCAGAGCGCGCCCCAAGAGGCGAAAGCTATTTCGACGAACAGCAAGTCATGGACTGCTGGCGCCTTGCTGCCGGCGACTGGCGCAAGTTCGCCAATGACATCGAACGCCGCGCGCTTCACGCCGCTCGCCGCTCTACCGCAGGCACTACAGCAGCCCCGAGCGCCGCCGACGCGCTGCGCAGCATCCGCGACCTGGCCCGCTTCGACACCAGCCCGAGCGCCGCCGCCTACTATCGCAAGGCAGAGAACGCGCTCGCAGCAATCGAGTGCCGCGACGCCGTGGAGTTGGAGCGCGCTACCGCAGGCAATGCCGCACCGACCGAAGACGACGGCGGATGCTGGACAGACGAAGTACCGTGCGACAAGTGCGCCCAAATAGGCTGGCATAAATGTGGCGGCAATGGTGCTGAGCGAAACGCGGGTGAAGCCACCGAAACCCGCATGGATACTGCATCTTCGGTGCTGATCGACTGTGCCGCAGGCAATGCCGCACCTGACGAAGGCGCGTGCGCCGCAGCCCTGCGCAAGATCATCGAAATGAACCGCCAGCATGCGGAGGACCAGTACGGCGACGCCAACAAGGCGGAATCTTGGGCGTGCATCGTTGTTGCTCGCAAAGCCCTCGCCGAAACCGCCGCACCGGGCGATCTACCGCCGCTTCCACCCGAAACGCTGCTGGCTGGGAACGTCGATATTGGCGACGACATCACCGGCCACACCGACGACGACATGCGCGAATACGGCATAGCATGTATCGCCAGCAATGCCGCAACCGCCGAACCGGGCGATCTGACGAACGAAGAAATCGACGCGATCACGGCGCGCGTGCACCCTGACGGCCGATGCACTGCCGGATCGCTGCGCAAGCTCGTCCGCGAAGTTCTCGCCAGCAATGCCGGGGCCGCGCCAGGGTGGCAGACCGTGCCAAAAATTCTGACCCGCGAAATGTCGGCGGCAGGCAAAAACGCATGGGCCTGCACCTTTGGCATCGACATGGACGCGATCTACACCGCGATCCTCGCTGCCGCCCCATCTACTTCGCCGGTAGGCGCAAAGGATCAACCATGAAATCCGGAGACACCATCATTTACGGCAACGGGCAGCGCGTTACGGTCGTGAACCTGCTGCAGGTGAACGGCAGGCCTGGCGTGCAAGTAGACGACCCCAAGGAGATGTTCGCCAGCGACCGGTTCAAGTACTTGGCGGAAACCGAACAGTTGATCCGGCAAGGAATCTGGAAGTTGGAGCCGGTAGGCGCAAAGGAGAAAGAACTGTGAGCTGTGAAATAATTAACCTGCGCGATACGCCGTTGTTCGCGCTAGAAATGGAAATAGCGCAGCGCGTCAAGTCGATGCTGATGGAGTACGAGGGCAGACTTCCGCTCGTGTCGGCGCTCGGCATTCTGGAAGTCGTCAAGCACGAGCTGCTCCAGACTCATTAACGATCAACGCCCGCCCCAATCAGGCAGCTACGGCGCTGCAACGCCGCGTTTAAAGCACCTAAATCCAGTGGGTGTTTGCCGAATAGATTGGATACCGGGGCGGGCACCCTATTACGCCGCCAGGAGGCGCAACAAGATGGTACTGACACAGCAAGGGCATTGGCAGGTAGTCGCGCAGGCGCGCAAAGAGCGCAGGGCGGAAGGCCGCCGGCGCGGCACTCAAGCGTTGCAACACGCCGGAATCGCATTCTCGGCGCTCGACGGCGGCTGGCACCTGCGAATCGAAACGAAAGACCATGTGATCGACTACACGCCCGGCAGCGGCAGATGGCGCATCAAAGGGCAGGCCGCGTTAAACGCTGGAGTCCGCACCCTGATTCACTTCATCAATTCGGATTCATCGCAGGTAGGCGCAGAAAGGCGGGAGCCATGAAAACGTACCGCGCCAAGCTGAAATCCCGCAAGCGCATCATGGTCGAGATCCCGCGCGAGCAGCAGGGCTGGTGGGCTGATGTCCGCCCTGGGCAGACCCTTACACTACGCGACGCCACTGAGTCCGACATCGCGCGCTGCTTCATCAACGAAGGCCAGTCGCGCGACCCTGCCGACTACCTGTGCGAAACATGCGACCGTGGCGCGCTGGTGAAGCGTATTGCCGTCGAGACGCTGACCGAAGTGCGGAACTGCCACGCCTGCAAACATCTGGAATGGGCCGACGACGACAGCGCGGAAGGCTCCACTGGCGACAGCGGATGGTGCTGCAACAAGCGTGACGATGGCGGCGCAAACCGCGCGCTGCTCGCGAAGCTGGAAAAAGAACCATACCGCAACCGCTACAAGCGCTGTTTTGAGCAGGTAGGCGTAGAAAGGAAAGCACCGTGAGCACGACCGAATACATCGACAAGTTAGACGAGGACCAGCTGGACTTCTTTATCGAGGCGGCCCGCGCGCGCAAGCGCCGAATTGAAGAATCGGGCTGGGTGAAGCTGTGGGTCGTCAGTATCGGATGGGCGAACGTCGCATGGTTCGACATGGACGCCTACGAGTTCGCCATCGAGCGGGCGTGCGCTGAAGTGAAGCGCGAAGCGGCGAAGGGAAATAAGGGCGTTGAGATGGAAGTGAAGCTGGAGCGCTACCGCCCCGAAGAAGTCGCCGATTTGCTCGCGCGATCGGACAAACTCGGGAGGGCGGCATGAGCACCGAATCGAACGAGCAGTTCCGCGCAGGCTTTGAGGCGGCCGCGCGCCGCATCACGCACGTCAAGGACTTCATCCGCTCGGACGAGTGCGACGGATACCGCGACTACGTGCTGAATACCTACTGGCTGTTCTGGTGTGCAGCCATGCAACAGCGCAAAGCCAGCACCGAGCCGAGCGCGAGTTCTGGTGCTGGCCAAAACGGGTCAAAAACCGCCGAAACCCGCATGGATGCTAGCTTTGAGGTGCTGGCCGGGGCGGCCAGTGCGCTGACGGATGATGCGAAGAACGCTGTACGGCTGGAATACGTTCTCGCGCACGGCCTGCCGATGAAGTGGTTCGACAATGACGGCCACGACGTTTGGCGCTATACCCGAATCAACGAATGGTCCAACTCGCCGCGAGAAGCCATCGACGCTGCTATTGAAGCGCAAGCCAAAGCACCGGAGCCCAAGCCAGATGACGAGCCGCCCTGGCGGGCGCGCTACCGCGTCAAGATCCGGCGCGACATCGGCCTGGATGTGAGGCCGGAGGCGGATCAGCTCGACGGCAAGGAATTCGAATTCACCCGCGGCTGGGCGATCGAGGAAGGCGAGACCTACCCCGGTGAGTGGGCGATGATCCCCGCAGATTTGGACGCATGGCCGAGGGGTGCGCCCAGCTGGGTTGCGACTGGCGACCTTGTCGAGTTGAAGGACGGGAGCGATCATGGACAAGGATGAACTGTTCGTAATCGAAACCGCGCTCAAGGTAATGACGCGCGCCCTGGATGAACTGGTCGGGCAGTGCATGGGCCAGGACGGCAAACCCAAGGCGCCCGACATGCGCGCGCTGATGAAGGCGCGCGGCTACCTGCCGCCGAGCTGCGCGAACGCTTTCCCAACAAAGAGCCACACAGGAGGTAACAATGCTGTTTCCATTTGAAACATTGGGCCAGGCTCACAAGGCAGCGCAAGCAGACGTTGATCGGATAAAGCGCGAAAGGCCTGGATCTGGCTGGCTTGACATGGCAACTGCGTATCTCAATATCATGGGCGCTGACATTTGCCCGAGTTGCAAAGGCAGCGGCCTAGTCCTGCTGCACGACTCAAGGGACTGGACGCCTCATAACGTCGAATGTTCGATTTGCTTAGGCACTGGTAGCGCATCAGCCAAGGCCGGGAGCGAATCATGACATGGATGCAACAGTACTACCCACCGATGAAGAACCGCATCACTAGGCAATGGCCGCGTGTTCTGCTGGAGCCGAGCACGCTGACCGTATGGCTGGAGGATGGGCGATCCCGCAGATTCGCGGTGACTCCGGATGAATATCACGGCTGGTTCGTCGACTTTGCCGGCATGTCGATGGATGGCGGTGAGCGGCGCGACCACCTGCTTGATGATCTCGTGGAGTGGGTCAAGGCCGGAGGCGCATCATGAAGCCGCGCACCGATCGCCGCACCACGATCGAGCGCCGCACCTGGCGCACCTTCCTGGCCGGCCTGTTCGCCCCTGTGATGTTCAGCCGGCGCCGCGGCGAGCGCCGCAGTGGGTTCGACCGCCGGGCCCGGGTAGCGCCCATGTATTCTTAAAATATTTCCATCAATTAGTTGACTGAGCACAATTCATGGCTCACAATCCAAATTACTGATACCCCTCAGAATTGTCACTACAGCAAAAAGCCTGCCACAAGCGGGCTTTTTTTATGGCAAAACGAGGCGCGAATCATTTCCAATAATTCACATTATTCGCCAGCAATGGCGCCCGTTGTCTCCCTCGCTCTCACATCGAGAGCTTGCCCGGCCGCTCAACAGCGCCGGGGTTTTACAACCTGAAACGGCACGCGGTCACTCCAGCCTGGGCAGCGCAAGGGCCGCACGACGCTGGATGATGCGGAACCTGACGCGGGATTTCTCCCCGCGCGCAGAACAGGCCAGCGGCACCCCTCACCTCCAACACCTCACAAGAGAGCCACAATGGACCAATCGATCACGCTGCGCAACAAGACCACCGACCAGGAGTGCCATTTTGCGGACCACGCCCAAGCCAGCGAATTCCTCAAGCACATCGAGCACAAAAAGGACTGGGCCGAGGCCAAGGACGAAGCGCCCGCAGAAGCACCAGCTGCCGCCGCCACCCAAGCCGGCGAGTAAGCGATGATCGATCCGACCCAACAGGCCACCCCCGGCCAGCCGCCGGAAGCCACACCAAAGCAAGGCGGCATCACAATCGTTCCGCAAGGTGACGGCATGTTCCTGGTCTTCGAGCAGAACGGCCCGAGTGACCCGCTGCGCAAGCCGCTCGACCTCGACGCGGCGCTCGAGCAAGCCCGCCAGTACCTCGGCGGCGCCGGCCAGAGTGAAGCCGAGCCCGCACAGGACGACGCCGACGCCCTCTTCGGCGCCGGCTTCAACCAGGCGCGCGGCATCCCCCTGAACCGGAGCTGATCATGACCCGCACCGCAACGATGGGCGCCACGATCATCCTCGCCGACATGGGTGGCGATCGCCCGGCCATCATTACCCGCGCCGACAGCGCCACGATGGTCGAGGTCTGCGCCTTCACCCCGCTGCCCGAGCACATCAAGGTCGTCAAGATCCACGATGACCGCCGCAGCGCGATCAACGCCAGCCAGCGCGACACGGGCTACCACGCCTATTGGGCATAAGCGCCAGTAGAGCGCAGCAGAGGCACCTATGCAGAACATCCCCCTGGACAATGCCAAGCATGAGCATTTCTGCCAGTTGATTGCTAACGGAGAGAGCGCAACGCAAGCCTATGTTTTAGCAGGCTATTCCGAAAAAGGCGCGGGCCCGTCTGCTGCTCGTTTGCTAAAGAATGCTCCGGTTTGCGAGAGAATTGCTTATCTCCGAGCATTGAAGGAGCAACAGCACGCCGAAGTACGCCAGGCAGTGATTGAGAAGGCTGGGCTGACCAAAGAATGGATCATCGCCCAGTTGATGGAGAACGTGGCCATGGCCAAAGCAGCAGAGCCGGTGCGCGACAGCGAGGGCAATGAAACGGGCGAGTACAAGCAGAACCTGCCGGCCGCGAACAAGGCGCTGGAACTGCTCGGCACCGAGATCGGCATGTTCATCAAGAAGGCCGAGGTCGGCAAGCCGGGCGAATTTGCGGAGCTGACAGATGATGAACTCGACCGACAAGCCCGAGAGCTCCAAAAGCAGCTCGGCGTTGGCGCTCCCGTCCACTGAGCGGGAGAAGAAGGAACTGTATCTGAAGCTGCTCAAGGAGCAGGCCAGGCGCGCGGCCAAGCGCAAGTTCTGGACCTACTACCCGGACAGCGGACCGCTGGCACGCCACCTGTACAAGAAGCACATGGCGTTCTTCAAGCTCGGCGCGCTGCGCAAGACGCGCGGCTTCATCGCCGGCAACCGGGTCGGCAAGACCGAAGGCGGAGGCGGCTATGAGGTCGTCTGTCACCTGACCGGGCTGTATCCGGATTGGTGGGAAGGCCACCGCTTCGACCGCCCGAATCACTGGTGGGTGGCCGGCGACACGAACGAAACCGTGCGCGACATCACGCAGGCGAAGTTGTGCGGCACCCGCGAGGATCCCGGCACCGGCCTGATTCCTGGCGATGTGATGGGCAAGGCCACGTTCCGCCCGAACAGCAACGGCGCCATGGACACGCTGCACGTCAAGCACGTCTCCGGCGGCTGGTCGACGATCGGCTTCAAGTCCTACGAGCAGGGGCGCAAAGCCTTCCAGGGCGTCGAGAAAGACGGCATCTGGCTGGACGAGGAAGCAAACGAGGGGATCCGCTCCGAATGCGTGATTCGCCTGATGACGACCGGCGGCCTGCTGATCGAGACGTTCACCCCGCTGTCCGGCATCACGCCGATCATCAGCAAGTATTTCGAGGATGGGCTTGAGTTGGACGAATCCGGAATCATGGTCACGGAAGACCGCGCCGTCGTGATGGCAGGCTGGGACGACGTGCCGCACCTGTCGGCCGACGACAAGCGTCGCATGCTGGCCGAGTCCGAGCCGCACCTGCGCGAAGCCCGAAGCAAGGGCATCCCGTCGATGGGCGCCGGCGCGATCTACCCGATCAAGGAGGAAGACATCCTGGTCGAACCGTTCGCGCTGCCTGCCTTCTGGACGCGCGGCTACGCCATGGACGTCGGTTGGAACAAGACCGCCGTCGTGTGGGGAGCTCTGGACCGCGACACCGACACGCTGTACCTGGTGCAGGAGCACTACCGCGGCATGGCCGAGCCGGCGATCCACGCCAGCGCCATCAAGGCGCGCGGGCCGTATGAAGGCGTCATCGACCCAGCATCGCGCGGCCGCTCGCAGATCGACGGCTCGAAGCTGATCGACATGTACAAGAAGGAAGGTCTCAAGCTGCACATGGCCGAGAATGCCGTGGAAGCCGGCTTGTATGAAGTCTGGCAGCGCCTGTCGACCGGGCGCCTCAAGATCTTCAACAACCTCAGCAGCCTGCGCACCGAGTACCGCATGTACCGGCGCGACGACGACGGCAAGATCGTCAAGAAGAATGACCACCTGATGGACGCGATGCGCTACCTGGTGATGTCGCAGTTCAAGCACTTCAAGCCGCTCACGCGCGAGCCAGAACCGGGCGACTCGATCCGTGTGTTTCAGCCGCACGATCCGGGCGTCGGATATTAAGAAAGCACCCGCATGGACAAACAGAAAGCACGCCGCCGCCAGGCGCAGCGCGAGGAATCCGCACGCGCGCAGGCAGGGCAGGATGCGCCCGGCGCGCTCGACGTCGACCGCCTGGACGACGAAGTCGACCCGTTCGATGTGATGGACGAGGCGCAGCGCAAGCTGGAAGCCGACGCGCACCGCCAGGACCAGCTCGACGCGTTTGCCGCGGCCCTGGCCAAGAAGCGCAAGGAGTCGGTCGAGGCTCGCAGCCAGTCGGGCATCGAGGACATCTGGCGCGAGGATGAGGAATTCTACGAAGGCATCGACGACGCCAACCGCCATGAAGGCGTGCACACGGTCAAGCCGCGCGACCTGAATGGCCGCAGCGGCGCCGCGATCAGCGACACCACCGCCGGCGGCGACGGCTCCACCGTGTTCGTGAACATCACGCGCGCCTATGTCGATTTCAGCGCCGGCCGCGCCGCCGATATGCTGCTGCCGACCGACGATCGCAACTGGGATATTCGCCCGACGCCGATGCCGGATCTGATCAAGGCCTTCGGCGACGAGCGCCCGCTGCCGCTGGCAAATGCCGCGCCAGGCGCCCCGACCACCATCGGCCAGGCCGCGCGCCAGATGGTCGAAGAGGCGAAAGCCAAGGTCGAGAAGGCGAAGAAGCGCATCGAGGACTGGCATGAAGAGGGCCGGTTCCACGCCGAGCAGCGCAAGATCATCAACGGCGCAGCCAAAGTCGGCGTGGCGATCCTGAAAGGCCCGATCCCGACCAAGACCGTCTCGCGCGCGATCGTCAAGAACGAAGCGGGCGAACCAACGCTGCAGATCCAGAACAAGACCCAGCCAGTCAGCAAGGCCATCGACCACTGGAATTTCTTCCCTGACCGCTCGTGCGGCGAGGACATCCACAACGGGAACTTCGTTTGGGAGCGCGACCGCATCACCGCGCGCCAGCTGCGCGACCTGAAGGACACGAAGGACGCCGACGGCAATCCCATGTACATCGAGTCGTCCATCGACATGTGTCTGAAGGAAGGCGCCGCACGCAAGTTCGAGGAATCGCAGCAGTACAACGCGCCGGACGCTGAGCAGTTCGAGATCTGGTATTACCACGGCGTGGCCACCAGCGAAGACCTGCTCGCCGCCGGCCTGGACGTCGACGAAGGGAAGGTCATCCCAGTCATGATCACGATGGTCAACGACCG